CGCCCGCGCCATGTCTTTAAGTTGGACGATCTCGTTGTTGGCGGTGGCGGCGGCGTTCTGGACGGCTTCCTCTTTCTCGAAGCGCATGTTTTCCAGCTCGTCGCGCAACGCCTGCGCCATGTTTTTAAGCTGGACGGTCTCGTCGTTGGCGACCGAGATCGCTTTCTGGATAGCTTCGTCCTTGGAGTACTCGGTGGTCTCCAGTTCGTCGCGGAGCGCAATGACGGTGTTTTTCAGGTGGCGGTTCTCGGAATGGGCCTCGAAAAGCTCGTCGGAACCGCTCTGGAGATCCGTATGTTGATCGCTCATGATACGTAAACTGGCAGGCGCGCCGCCCATACCGTCATCGGATGCACTTTCGCTTGTCTGCCGTCTGTCCCCTTGCCTCTAGGCACGGAACGCGAACCACCCTTTCGGGTGCTGGTCCCGCCGTCGCCGGCACCCGCCGTCCTTCAGGGTAGCGTCCCCCCAAAAATCCGTCATAGTGTCGCCGCCAAACGCAACGGCGTCAAGGTCGGGTTCAGGTCGGGCTCGGGCGGCGCCGCCAGCGCGCAAGGGCACGCCGGCCATGCGTTGCCCGTGGATTTGCCGCATAGGGAAAGTGAAGCGGCAAGCGGCGGGTGGATCAGAATCCACTTTCCCCGGCCCTTTCGGGCAAGGCGGCCAGCATCGCGCCACCCTGAACTCCGGTTGCCGGTTTCAGGCGGATGCCCCAGGCACCGGCGAAACCGGAATCGGCAAGCTGCTTGCGGGTTGTCTTCCTTCGCTCCGACGCGAAGGGGCCGACGACCACCCGATGCATGGCCCGGTTCTTGACTTTCACCGTCACCACCCTGGGTGACAGGCTGGCGTTGAGACGCACCAGCTTTTCGGCGTTGCCGCGAATGGAGAAACTTGCCAGAACGAAATGCAAACCACTCTTTTCGCCACCGCCCTGGCTGGCTTGGCCGGGTTTGGCGGCGGCCGGCCGAGCTTGTTTCGCCGTCCTGACGTTATTGGCGACACCGTGCCCGCCGATCCGCTGATGGACCGCCGCGAGGAATGGGGCGACACCCTGCCTGATTCCGTCGCCGTCCTCACCGCCGGCGTCGATGTCCAAGGCGACCGGCTGGAACTGCAGGTCGTTGGCTGGGGCCGGGACGAGGAAGCTTGGGTCATCGACTACCGGGTGATCTGGGGCGATCCGTCCGGGCCGCGCGTCTGGGCCGATCTTGATCTTGCCCTGCAGGCCACCTACGCCCACGCCAAGGCGGTGCCCGATCTGCCGATTCGCGCTGTGGCCGTCGATACCGGCGGCCACCACACCAAGGCAGCCTATGAGTTCTGCCGCACTCGGCTCGCCCGCCACATCTGGGCCATCAAGGGGCGGGGTGGTCCCGCTATCCCCGTTTGGCCGCGCCGCCCGACCCGGACCAACAAGGGCAGGATTCCGCTGTTCATCGTCGGCGTGGATTCCGTCAAGGACAGCATCTACGCCCGGCTGAAACTGACCGAGCCCGGCCCCGGGTTCGTTCACTTCTCCCGCGACCGGGACGCCGAGTACTTCCGCCAGCTGACCGCCGAGCGGGTCGTCACCCGGTTTGAGAAGGGCCGCCCAATCCGGTCATGGCAGCCGAAGCGGGACGGTGAGCGGAACGAGGCGCTGGATACATTCGTCTACGCATCCGCCGCCCTGCACGGGCTGATCACCATGGGGCTTCGGCTGAACGAGGAGGTTGAGGGGATGGCGTCGCTGCCCGCGCGACCCGATTCCAAACCTGCCCGCGTGATCCGATCAGCGTGGATGACGTGATCAGGTCGTGGGCCAGCTGTATGCCTTGTCGCGACACGCCGCATAGTTCGCGTCGAGCGCACCACTCAGCAGGATCAGGGCCGTCAGTCAACGGCGATACCGTCGGCGTTGTCGCCCAGATACCGCACAGCGAAAGCGATTGCAGCCGTTCTACTCTTCTGCCGCCAGTGCTGCGTCGGAAAGTCCAGCGTAAGCCGCTTCGAGGTTTTCGATTCCTTCAAGGACCTCATACTGCCGAACGTTGTTCAGCAGCCCGTCAGCACGAAGGAAATCGATCTGCTTCGCCATGTAGTCGCGAAAGACAGGATCGGCGTCAGAGCAAATGCTATTCCGGCCCTCTTGGATTGCAACGCGAGCGGTCACGCCGCTGCCAGCGAAGAAGTCCAGGACAGTGGAGCCGGGAAATGAGAGCGCGCGAACCAGACGCTCAATGACTGCGGCAGGCTTTTGGGTCGGGTGCCCGACGCGCTCAAGCGAGTTGCCATTCAGACGAGACATGCGCCAGACGTTCGTCGGATTGCGCCCCTTCTCGACCGACTCAGGATTGAGCCGCTTGTCTTTCATGTAGGCCGCTTTGGTTTTCTCGTCGTATGGCTCGCGCACAGCATCGAGGTCGAAGAAATACTTCTTGGTCTTTGCGAACCACGCGATTTCCTCGTGCCGGTTCGCAAAGAAGCGCTGGGCACTCATCCCGTTGGGGTAGTTCCAGATGATGAGGTTTGCCAGCAGCATCTTACTGTGCTCCCGCATGTGAGAAATGATCGAGAGCAGGTCGCCCGAACCGGCCTCACTTTGGTACTGCAAGCCCCCGAAAATGGCGATACTTCCGGTCGGGGCCAGCACTCGCTCAGCCTCGGCCAGCCATTGGCTCGCCCAACCGATGTAATCTGTGTGGTCATCCCAATCCGCCAGCAAGATGTTGTAAGGCGGATCGCAAATTATGAGCTGAATGGAACCGCTTGGTATTTTTGCCAGCACATCAAGACAATCTGCAACATCAAAGATGTGGCGCGTGCCTTCAGCGGCAGGTGCGGACAACAGTGCTTCGGAGGAATGCTTCAGTCCAGCCTTCCGAAGCGCGTTCATCGCGCGATGGCCTGCGTTTCGGTGCGATCGGTTAGCCATTCAGATTTTTCACTTTCACCTTCTGTGTTTCGAGTAGCATGAGGACCATGCGCGCCTTGTCCCGACTTAGTCCAGGACTTCATGCCTGATTGGTATCCAAATCGCCGTCGATGACCTTGAGCGACGTTCTAGCAACGTCGAGCATCATTTCCGCCATCTCTCCCGCTTTCCAAGGCGCGGCCTTACAATACAACGACGCGATCTGGAACCTGTGGTCAAAGTCGCCAGCTTTGACGATGATGTTCTCACAGTAATTCTGATTGATTTCGCGGGATAGACTGCTGGCTGTTACTCGGTCGATGCGGTTCAACATCCCGGAATCATGTACCACCTTGACCACACGGCCGTCGGGGCGGGTCACCTCAAAGGATTCAGTGGCGAAGTTCGAGCCTTGGAGAAAAACAACATAAGGGAAGTGCTTCTCATCAAGCATGTAGTTACGGAGTTCCAAGACGTTTTTGTGCATACGCTCGATGGCATTCCCCGCTGCCATGAAATCCTGATCTTTGTTCTTCCCTTGCAGAACGCCAGCAAGGATCTTCTCGACGTCGTTTCCTTGGTGCTTCGACTCGCCCACCAGAACGATCCGCCAGTTGCCATGCCGGTCCATGACCTCTGTAATCCCACCATCCGGCCGTATGCTGGCACTTTCAACGAACAGCGCTTGTCCAAGCCTGGGATCAAAGCTCCGTAGCTTCTCATTGATTTCCTTTTTGCTGAGGGAAGTGCGTTGCCGGAACTCAAGATTCGGGAACTCTTCGGCCAGTTTAGTCAGCACGCCGGCCGTCACCTCGCGTATGGACAGATCGTGCTTTTGGGCAGCTTCGCCGAAGATGGTGAGCGGTCCGCCGCCCAGCTCCTGCTGAATCCCAAGTCTGAGTGCCTGCCCCTTACCTTTGAACGCAACCTCTCCCGCCACTTTGACCCCTCGCGACACATTTCATTTGGAGCCCTGATATCAGATGTTACTGCTGAGGGATAGTCGGGATCTGGATTGCCTAGCAGGCTGCTGAAGAACACCGCCCTCGACGCGGCTTTAGGAACATGATTCACCCTCGGTGCGACGACGGTGGGAGTAATGATGCGCCGGGCGGACGAGACGACGGGATCGCTGGTCAGCTATGTGGATCTGGAGGGACGCATCCCCGCGCGGCACCCGCTGCGCAATATCCGGCAGGTGGTCAATGACGCGCTAGTGCGCCTCGATGCCGAGTTCGACCGGCTCTATGCCGCCGATGGCCGCCCCTTCCATTGCGCCTGAGCGCCTGATCCGGGCCAGCCTGATTCCGATCCTGTTTTCGCTCCGGTCCGAGCGGCAGTTAATGAAACAGATGCAGTATAATCTGCTGTTCCGCTGGTTTGGCCGTGCGTACCATGGTCGCGAGCGGCGAGAGCTTCGCCCGGCTGCGCGCGCCGTCCGAGGCTGCCGCCGTCTCCCTCCACATCGAGATTCTGGATCGCGAGCAGGTACCAACCGACCTACATCGTGACATCGGCGGCGGGTCGCAGATCCGCGCTGGCATCAAGTTTGACTCTGCCGGGCGCCGGGTTGCCTATCGGGTTTTGTCCTACCGACCAAGTGATCCCCTTGGGTCCCTCCGCATAGACCCTATCCGCGTCCCCGCCGCCAATTGCCTGCACCTGTGCAAGCCGCTCGCCGCTAATCAACTGCGCGGGATCACCTGGCTCGCGCCGGTACCGCTGCGGCTGTCCGCCAGATCTTCAGGACTCAGCTGTTCAAACGGTTCTCCACCAAGCCGAGTCGCTATCAGTGCAGTGGGCTGCCTGACATTCCCAATCTCTCCGAATAGCCAAGGAATCCGCGCTGTGCAAGAATCAGCATCATGCGGAACTTCTTTCAAAAACTACTCGGCCTTGGCAGTACGCGCTCCTTTGACGCGGCGGGTGGCGGTCGCCGGTGGGAATCGACCCATAATCAGGCGCAAACCACCATCACCAACGACAACGCCGGGACTGATGATATTCAGACCCGCGCCACCATCAACACGGAGATTCGTTCCATCGCCAACGTCGCCGGGCTGGATCAATCCTTCGTGGACGGACTGATCGACCGGCAGGCAAACGCCGACGAGGCCCGCCGCGCCGCCTTCGATGAACTGGCCAAGCGTGGTGGCGGTGATATCCGCTCCGAACAGACGCGGGTGGAAATTATCGATTCCCACGATGATCCAGAGGTTCGCGCCCGGCAGATGGGCGAAGCCCTCTACAGCCAGATCAATCCAGGGCACGAGCTTTCCGAGCCCGCCCGGCGCTATGCCTACGCGACGCCGGTAGACATGGCCAAGGAACTGCTGACGCTCAGGGGATTTCAGACCACCGGCCTATCGCCCGCCACCCTGATCACCCGAGCACTGCACACCACGTCGGATTTTCCGATCATCCTGGGCGACACGGTTGGACGGACCTTGCGGGATGCTTATCAAACCGCACCTTCCGGCATCCGCCGCCTGGGTCGCCAAACCTCGGCTAAGGACTTCCGCTCCATCAACAAGCTGATGCTGGGCGAAGCACCCATGCTGGAAAAGCTGAACGAACACGGCGAGATCAAGGCCGGAACCATGACCGAAGCAAAGGAAGCCTACAAGGTCGAAACCTGGGCGCGCAAGATTGGGATCACCCGCCAAGTGCTGGTCAATGATGATCTCGGAGCCTTCTCCGATCTCGCCCGGCGTATGGGACAAGCCGCCGCCGAGACCGAGGCTCGTATTCTGGTGGACCTGCTGGAATCCAACACCGGCAACGGTCCCAAGATGGACGATGCCAAGGCCCTGTTCCATGCCGATCATGGCAACAAGGCTGGCACCGGCGCTGTCATTTCCGACACCACCCTGTCTGCCGCCCGCTTGGCGCTCAGGACGCAGAAGGGCCTTTCCGGCCAGCCGATCCGGGTGACGCCCAAGTACCTGCTGGTCCCGCCCGCTCTGGAAACCACCGCCGAAAAATGGCTGGCCACGGTGGCGGCGGCCAAGGCGGCGGACGTGAACCCGTTCTCGGGATCGCTGTCCCTGGTGGTCGAGCCTCGGTTGGCCAGCGCGACTCGTTGGTACATTACCGCCGAACCTGGCGAGATCGACGGCCTCGAGTTCGCCTACCTCGCTGGCGGCGAAGGGCCCCAGGTGGAAAGCAAGTCCGGCTGGGACGTGGACGGCGTCGAGATCCGGGTGATCCTGGACTACGGCGCTGGTTTCGTCGATCACCGTGGCTGGTACGCCAACGCGGGCGCGTGATGGCCGATATCGAGCAACTGACGGCGTGGCGGGACGCCTTGCAGGCGGCCCGCTATGCCGGCGTTCGCACCGTCGAGTACGACGGCAAGCACATCAGGTATGCGACGGACACCGAGATGCGAACCGCGCTTGCCGATCTCGACCGCCAGATCGCGGCGGCCGGCAGTGGCCGCGTCTCGGTCGTGCGGATATCGTCGTCGAAGGGCGTATGAGCGCCGCCGTAAACTGGGACAATTTGTCCCACTTTTGCCACCGCGCGCCTGGTGACGAAGAACCGTCGTGGGCGTGAACGTGCAGGGAACATTCTCACGGCGGCGTGTCGCATCCGTGTTGCACGGAACTGTCGGCAATTTCCGTAACCCTTTGGAATCTTTTGGTAATGCGTTGCGCCGTGTTGTAAGCCTTCCCAATAGAAGAAGGCCACCCGGAAACAGTCTAAGTATTTGATATGTTAGTCTAATTCTTGGGGACAGAGGCAGGAAAGGAACTCTTGACCACCAGCTTGCGGTCCTTGACGTCGTAGCCGAGCGGCGGCGTTCCACCCATCCACATGCCCTTCTTTCTGGATGCGGCGAACTTGTCGCGAATGCGCTCGCCGATGACCTCGCGTTCGAACTGAGCGAAGGAGAGCAGGATGTTCAGCGTCAGCCGCCCCATCGAGGTAGTGGTGTTGAACGACTGGGTGATGCTGACGAAGGTGACGCTATGGCGGTCAAATACCTCGACCAGCTTTGTAAAATCGACCAGGGCGCGGCTCAGGCGGTCGATCTTGTAGACCACCACGCAGTCGATGCGCCCGGCCTCGATGTCGGCGAGCAGGCGCTTGAGCGCGGGACGCTCCAGGGTGCCGCCCGAAAAACCGCCGTCGTCGTAATGGTCGGGAACCAGGAGCCATCCCTCCCGTTTCTGGCTGGCGACGTAGGCCTCGCAAGCTTCGCGCTGGGCGTCGAGGGAATTGAACTCCATGTCCAATCCCTCCTCGGAGGACTTACGGGTGTAGATGGCGCAGCGGATTTTGCGGATCGGCGTCTTGGTCATTTTCCGCTCCCGTGCTTTCGCAAGCCAAAGAAAAGAGGCCCGTTCCACCGGGTGCCGGTGATGGCGCGGGCGGCAGCCGAGAGGCTCTTGTACCTGCGGCCTTGGTACTCGAAGCCGTCCTCAAGCACGGTTACCTGATGCTCGACGCCTTGCCACTCCCGGATAAGCCGGGTACCGGCGACGAGGCGCTCGACATTGCGTTTCCTGGTCTGCTCGCGGTCGGCGTAGGTCTCGTCGCTAGCGAGGGCCTCGAGTCGCGCCTGCGTCTCTTCGGACAACCCGCAGTAAGCCAACTCCTGCAGCCGGTAGGAAAGCCGGTTCACCAGGAACCGCTTGTTATAGGGCGGCGGCTCGGCATCGAAGAGGTCGCGCCACATTTTCTTGAGCGCCGCCGTCTCCATTCCCTTGAGGGCCGCCACCTGGGTCAGGACGCTGGTGTTCATGGCCGTTCTCCGCTTTGTCTCGGGTCGGGACCATGGACGCTCTGGTGGGCGGGGAAGTCCAGTGGAATGTCTCCGAAGTCATTGGAATTGTTCGTTGATTCGTTGTTGCGCAGGCGACGGAACCCGGCGGCCATGATCTCC